GGCTTTGGCCCCACAATAACTAGGTAATAATTAATTACGTCGACTGACCTAGCAGACGATCGTAGAGACGACGTAAGAATACTACGAGGTAAAATATGTCAAATACAACTTTTTCAGGTCCAGTTAGATCTGAAAGCACATTAAAAACTGTAAGCAAAAATGCTTCTACTGGAGCTATTACAGAAATAACAACACTTGGTGATGGACCAGTAAGTCTTTCTGATGGAGATGTAACTCTTACAAACGCAACTCATAGCGGAAGAATTTTACTTGTTCCAGATGGAACTCAAGATAATACATACACATTACCAGCACCAATAGCTGGATCTGTGTTTAGATTTGTATACGCAGGAGGAGCAGCTGATGCTACCGATGCAATCATTCTTACTCCAGGTAACACAAATTTTTATGTTGGTGGAGTAACTTTTCATGACCAAGACGGTAATGAAATAAGTTCTGTATTCTCCGATGGTAACTCAAATAGTAGTTTTCAAATAAATGTACCACAGGCGTTTGATATTACTATTGTCGGTAAAGATACAACTAATTACCAAATTTTTGGTGATGTAACATCAACAACTGTACCAGCATTTGCTGATCAGTAAAAACAATAATTAGTGGGGCTTCGGCCCCACAGTTTCTTGATTAAGGAGGGAAACGATGGCAGACACAGTAACAGGACCTACAATCCTACAAGAGAATGATAGAAGGGTAACTATTAAAATAGTAGTGCAGTCTGATGGATCAGGTGGCACAACTGTTTTTGGAGATGTTTCAGCTTTAGCTGCTAACGCTGAGGGACAATCTGTAACTACATTATCTTTACAAAGATTATGGTGGTCATGTGCTAATGGTGACGGAGGAGATTCTTTTGCACGTTTAGACTATGAAGACTCTGACGGAGATATTCCAATAGTAACTTTGATAGATTCTGGTTATTGGGACTTTAGAGAGTTTGGTGGAATACCAGCAAACACTAGTAGCAACTCTAACCAAAATGACGTTAATTTTGTTGTACCTGGAGCAGCTGATTCTGGAAATACATACACTTGTATTGCAGAGTTTGTTAAAAATTATTAATGATTTCTAGATCTTCAATGCCTCAACAAATATCTAAGGCAGGGCAGAAAAAGAAATTTATTAAAAAAAAGAAAAAGAAAAAGGTAAAACATGGCAACATCAGGAACAAATAGTTTTGATTTAGATGTAGATCAGGTAATAGAAGAAGCTTTCGAAAGATGTGGTTTAAACTCTAGATCAGGATATGATTTAAAAAGTGCGAGACGTTCATTAAACATAATGTTAGCTGAATGGGCTAACAGAGGTATTAATTTATGGACAGTAGAACTAAGAACAAAAACTTTATCAGGCAGCACAACAAGTTATAGTCTAGACTCCGACTTAGTTGACGTTTTAGAGGCTGTAATATTTTTAGAGTCAGACACTGCTACAGATATAGAAGTAGATAGAATAAGTAGGGCAGAGTATCTAAATATATCTAATAAATCTACTACAGGAAGTCCTGTTCAATATTACTTAGAGAGAGGAACTTCTACTCCGACTTTATTTTTATACCCAACTCCAGACGGAGCCCACACTTTTAAATATTATGGTTTAACGAAAATACAAGATGCTGGTGACTATAATGATCAATTAGAGGTCCCTACCAGATTTTTACCTTGTTTAACATCTGGTTTGGCTTACTACGTTTCAATTAAAAAATCTCCAGAGAGAACTCCTTTATTAAAACAATTATATGAAGAAGAATGGAAAAGAGCTTCTGAGGAAGACAGACCTCGTTCTAGTTTCTTTGCAACTCCAGAGAGAAGTTACATTTAATGCCAAAAGCAACTGGTAAATATTCACAAGCGATATCAGATAGAAGCGGTATGCAGTATCCTTATAAAGAAATGCGTAAGGAGTGGAGTGGTGTTTTAGTTCATAAATCTGAGTTTGAGGAAAAACATCCACAACTAGAGAGACAAAGACATTCTTCAGATGCACAGAGTATAGAAGATGCTAGACCTGCTAGATTAGAACCTATGACAGTTTTTGTTGGCGGTTCAGGATTTTTTGAATATAATAATTCAATGCAGGTTTCAAAAAAACAACCACCTTTGATGTCTGCAACATTAGGCAGGGTAACCGTGAGTATATCATAATGGCTGTAACTTATTCAGAATTAACTCAACAAATTTTAGATTACACAGAGGTTAGCACAGATGTTCTTTCTTCTACCATAACTAATGATTTTATTGAGCATGCAGAAAATAGAATATTTAGAGATGTAGACATTGATGTATTCAAGTCTCATCAAACTGCTAATCTAACAGCTAGTAACCCATTTTTGTCATTACCTGGTGGTGGTAGACCAGAACCAACCTCTTTAGGAACTGTCAGAACAATGCAAATATTTGCACCTTCAGGAACACCCACAAGAAGTTTTTTAGAACAAAGAGATGTAAGTTATATGAATGAATACTGGCCAGATAGGACTGCAACTGCAGAACCTAGATATTGGGCCTGGTGGGACCACAATACAATTTATGTTGCGCCCACTCCTGATCTAGCATATAACGTAGAATTAGGTATAACTAGATTACCAACAAGACTGTCTAGTTCAAATAGTACCTCATGGTTAGGTGATAATGCACCATCATTATTACTTTACGGATGTCTTGCAGAAGCCTTCAAGTTTTTGAAGGGACCAGCTCAAATGCTGCAAATTTATGAACAATCATACCAACGTGCTCTTCAAGAGTTAGTTATAGAACAACAAGGAAGACACCGAAGAGATGAATATATGCATGGGGCTCTTAGAACTCCTTTGCAGTCTAAAAACCCATAGGAGAATAAAACATGGCAATAAGTCAAGCTGTTTGTACAAGTTTTAAACAAGAGTTATTAGTAGGAACACACAACTTTACAGCAAGTTCTGGAGATACTTTTAAGATAGCTTTATACACAAGTAGTGCCTCATTAGGTGCTAGCACAACTGCGTTCAGTACCTCGAATGAGGTATCTGATTCAGGAACCTACAGTTCAGGTGGAGGATCTTTAACAAGTGTAACACCTACAACTTCTGGAACAACTGCTATTTGTGATTTCGCTGATATTTCTTTCACCTCTGCAACAATTACGGCAAGAGGAGCTTTGATTTACAACAGCTCTCAATCAAATAAAGCTGTAGCTGTTTTAGATTTTGGTGGTGACAAAACTTCAACCAGTGGAACTTTTACAATTCAGTTTCCTACCGCTGATGCAAGTAACGCTATATTAAGATTAGCATAGGAGATATCAAATGGCGTTAGTAATTAACGACAGAGTAAAAGAAACTACAACTACAACAGGAACAGGAGCTGTATCATTAGGTGGTGCAGTAACAGGTTTTGAAACTTTCGCTGCTGGAATTGGTAATTCTAATACAACTTATTATTGTATAGCTCACCAAGATCAAGCAGAATTTGAAGTAGGTTTAGGAACTTTAGATGGTGATAGTTCCGACTTAACAAGAACAACAGTTATATCCAGCTCTAACAGCGATAGCGCTGTTAATTTTAGTTCGGGAACCAAAGATGTATTTTGTACGATACCAGCTAGTAAAATGTTATTCGAGGATGCCAGTGATAACATTTCCATGTCTGGAGATTTTCAAGCAGCAAACATAACTGCTACCACAGCTTTTGTGCCAGACGCATCAGATGGTGCCGCATTAGGTACTAGTGCATTGGAGTTTTCAGATTTATTTTTAGCAGATGGTGCAGTAATTAATTTTGGTGATGATCAAGACATAAACATAACACATGTCGCTGATACAGGATTAACAACAAATGGTGATTTTTCAGTCGGTGATGATCTTACAGTTTTAGGCGGTGTTATTGAGTTTAAATCAAACAGTGGCTCACCTGCATCTCTTAAAATGTATTGTGAATCATCTAATGCTCACTTTCAAACATTACAACCACAACCACACTCAGCTAGTGCCGCGAACACGTTAAGATTACCTAACAGTGGAGATAGCGGAACACAAGATTTAGTTGCTGTAGATATAACACAAACACTTACAAACAAAACTTTAACAACTCCTACAATTAACGGTGCTACTATTGGTTCTGCTAATTTAGCCACTGCTAGTAATGGTGATATTAATTTTGCACCAAATGGCACTGGTAAAATTGTTGTAAGGGGCAACACTAATCAAGGTAAAATTGTTCTTAACTGTGAAAGTAATAGTCACGGACAAACTATTATTGCCGCGCCACACTCTGAAAGTGCTAATAATGTTCTCACGTTACCAAGCACGGGTGGCGATGCTAGAATAGTTTCAACATCTTCAACAGCAACACTTACAAATAAAACTTTAACTTCTCCAAAACTAAATGAAGATGTGGCCATCACAGCTACGGCCACAGAAGTAAATATTTTAGATGGTGTAACTACAACAACCACAGAACTAAACATCATGGATGGTAACACATCTGCTTCATCAACAACTTTAGTAGATGCAGATAGAGTTGTTACTAATGATGCAGGAACGATGAAGCAAGTTGCTTTATCAGACGTAAAAACATATTTATCTAGTGCAGGTTTTTCAACTGAAGATCCAACAGCATTGGCAATCGCATTAGGATAGGAGGATAAATGGCAAATACATTTAAAGTAGTAACAAAAGCAGGTGTAACAAGCGCTGATGTTATTTACACTGTGGCCAGTTCTACAACAACAGTAGTTCTTGGAATCATGGTAGGTAACACAACAACATC